TTACCCTCTATTGTCAAAAGGGTTCAATTCAACAGCAGCCTCTAAATGACCTGGAGCAAAATGCGCATAACGCATAGTCATTTTTATATCGCTATGCCCCAGTATTTTTTGCAACACAAGAATATTTCCGCCCCGCATCATAAAATGACTGGCAAACGTGTGACGTAGCACATGAGTTAATTGCCCATCAGGAAGCTCGATCTTCGCTCTCTTAATTGCAGCGTCAAAAGCCTCATAACATGGTGAAAATAGCGCTCCTCGTTTTTGAGGAAGCATAGCCTGCAATTGAGGTGAAATCGGTACAGTGCGGTTCTTCTTTCCTTTAGTTTTAACAAATGTGATTCGACCGGGCAGTACTTGAGATTGCTTTAATCCTTCAGCTTCACTCCACCGAGCACCAGTCGCAAGCCCAATACGGACAACAACCCCCAAATCTTTATTCCGTGACTCATCACACGCAATCAGAAGGCGTTCAATCTCATCTACATACAGAAACGCCAGTTCCTTTTCTTCCTCACGAAACTTGCGAATACCAGTCAGGGGGTTTTCACCAGACCACTCCCCAAGGCGCTTCAGTTCGGCAAAAACAGCATGTAGATATGACTGCTCGCGATTAACGGTTGCTTCACTAAGTTTTTTCTTCCCCTTGGGATTCCATTCTCCTGATAGCCTTCTTTCCCGATAAGTAGCAAACATATTTTTGTCAAACTGAGAAGCAAATGGATCCCCCAGCCTGGAACAAATCGCCTCAAGTTTGACTTTGCGCTCTGCACCAGAGGACAAGGTTTTACCGTACATCTCAAACCAACGAGCAATCAACTCAGAAAGACGAGGACCAGAACCATCTTGAAACTCGTCTCCAACTCTACTATTCATTAAACGGCGCTCATAAGAGAGCGCCTCACTTTTTGTCGCAAACTGTTTACGAATGCGTTTTCCCGATGCCCCGTAGGGATAACATTCGCAAAGCCATTTACCTGATGGAATCTTACGAACCGACATTTTAGTTACTTATCACATAAATCAAATGCAGCCTTAGTGACATCCCCCAGACTCTTTTTTAACCCTGGGGCGGCATCATTATCTAGCCAAAATGGATTATTGTTATCTAACGGTAACGCACCAAATGTTTTACCTTTTATTCGAGCTAAACCTGTAAGCGCATATAACTTATTATCGTCAAAATTCATCACATAAGGATTACCATCAAGACACTGTAATTGAACCTCATCAGTATTAAATGGCCATACCCCATTGAAACTCTCACGTTCAATAGTTTTAAAAGGCATTGCGACGGCGGAAAAAGAAAACATAGATAAAAAAGTAACTAATAGTTGAACCTTTTTTACTTTCATATCATTACCTCAATTTAGCTCAAGTAAGATTACAAATTAAAAAACACCCTAGAAATGGCACCGCCTACCAAAACCCCTACGCAGATAAAGAATATTATTTCTTTTGGATAAAGTCGGATTAATTCTGAAGCACGAAGTCGAACTTCTGGTAAGGCCGAACTCTCTGTGTGACTTGATGCCGATTGTTGCTCTAACCACGACAATGCAGACTGTAACTGAGAACGAGTAAGATCGTTTAAACGTCCTGTACCGAAATTGATATGGCAATACCGCAGAAGTTTTTGTCGAAGTCCACAGTCTTCACTGTTACGTAGTAATAAACTTACAAGAGTCTTACAGGCATCATGATCTTTACATCGCTCAAGCATTGCATGCAGAAAACTCTCCGCTGTTTTATATTGATTTACTGTCATATCATCAATACCAGCTACACCAATCTCCGCATGTACTTTTTGCCAAATAATAAACGCTTCAGTATTGCTAGCTTCTGCAATAGCAGCAACCAAGCTATTTAGCTCCTTACGCTGAGCCTTAAGCAAAGGGCGATCGTCATCATCATTATTCGAAGGGATTGCGATATTGACGGTATGAGAACCATCATATCGCTCTATCTGAATATTCTTTTCGTGAAAATCACGCCCAGCAACGCGATTGTTTGAACCGTTTGAGTTGACGGCCATGTCACCTCCCTACTATCACCTACCCTTAGTTTCGTTATAGTCACGACCAGCGATACGGTTATTACCACCAGAAATATTTAACTCACGTCCTGATGGCTGAGTTTCCTTTTCACTGATCGCACCTTTTAAAGCCCCGATCACCGCGTTTTTCACATCTAACGAAGCTGCTCGAAAGCGAGTAATCAACTCCTGCTCATCATCGTTATAAGTTTCAGGTGAGTGAATTCCCAACACAACATACTGAACATCAAGGCCAAAACGAGACAGCGCTGCCAAATACGCAGCATCAGGAAAGCTATCTCCTTTCTCATATCTAAGCTGAGTTAGCTTTTTGACTCCACCAATGTCGCTCATGGCAACTTGACTAAGTCCCAATCTTTCCCTTTCCTCACGCAACCGCTGACCAATATCATTTTTCATACAAAAACCTTGACAGGTATCTTTTTTGATACCAAAATGATTTCACGAGCTATTAGATGATCACAATATACCACTATGAAACAAGTTCTTCACGATACCAGATCACGCATTCCGCGTAACACCGCCACAGGTCCAAGACTGGCACTTCGGCTGTCCCTCGAGGAGCGAGCCGTCATTGATGAAATGGCAGCTAAAGAACAACGCTCATCCTCTAACATGGCGCGCATGATCTTCCTTCGCGGCCTAGAGCTAACCCAGAAAGAACAAAACAAATCTTCCTGATCAGGAGGCTAGTGGGATGTCAGGTATAACCATCAATATCAATGTGAATGCCCCCTATGTATCCCTGCAGAAATATGCAGAGATAACAGGTATCCCTCTTAATACATGCAAAAAGATGTTGGCTGACGGTCGAATTATTATCCGCCCCAAACGCGCCAAAATGGAAAAGCCTGAAGTAAACCTTGTGGCGATGTTAAAAGACGCTTTGGCTAACAGCTAAAACAATGAACAGAGCATCATCATGAAAAAAAACACTAATAATCCATACTCCAAATTTCGTAATGGCGTAGAACGCCATGTACACCACGTCGCTACCAGTGCATCACGTAGTAACAGCCGCTATAACCTGAACGAGACGCACGCAACACCAGATGGGCACGCTGTAAAACAAATCGGCGAACACACCTGGCTGATTGAGAAAGCTGGAATCGTGGTTCACAGATGCCCACACAATCCGTTTACCGGAAACCGCATTTTTGCATTAAGCAGCGGCGATAATCAGTTCGGGCAGGATTTCACATTGTACGAAGCACTACGCACAGTCGATCGTCTGCTTCGCGGGCAAAGTTTTATTAAACAGGCTGCTTTATAACAGGTGCTTTATGACTAAAGACCATGCACAAGGTGTATTTATCCGCTTTATTGATTTTCGCGGTGAACTGTTATTACGCGCATCAGCTATTGACGGAGTAGTTCCATCTGAAAAAAACGCAGCTACCTACGTTTATCTGAACGGTACACGCCTGACTGTAGAGCTTCCGTACCAGATCATTCGCGAAATAATTAGCGAAGCCGAAAAATCTCGTCAGGTTAATGGCGATGAACCCTATATCGAGATTATCTGCATGGATTCAGAAGCTGAAATTCAGAAAGCAGATTAAAGGGTGTTGCGATGGATAAAGAATATAAAACTCTCATCAACAAAGCACTTGAGCGTTTTTATTTTCGTTTAAGCGCATCCGGCGCTCATTCAGAACGTGCAGCCCGTGACTCATTGACCAGGGCTATCCGGAGTCTGTATGACGTAGCTTTTTACGCTGACGATCTGGATGCACTTAATGAACTTTCTGAGCTTATCTGCGCCGCAGAATGCGGGGAGCATATTGAGCCGTACAAACTGGGAAATATCGCATGAGTATATTTATATCCTGGATTGTTCTTATTATTTCGGTGGTTTGTGCAATTGGTATTATGCGAATTATTAATTCAGTAAAAAAGATTGAACGCTTTTTCACTGGCGAATAACCGCATAAATAAAACCCCAGCTTAAATAAAAAAATGTGAACACAATCTGCATTCGCAGAGGTATTCACACACACCAAGGAGGCGTAATGGCAATTAAGCATTTTCCTGTCGTTCGTTTCACCTCCAGAGGACGTGAATACGAAGTCGACGAACGTCTGATTACCACAATCGACAAACACCGCTCAGAAAAGGATGCACACCACATCTATCTCACTGACGGCACTTACTTTTGCGCCACTAATGTGGCGCGGGTGAATCTTATCCGACAGGTACAGGATCCACGCAAATGAGTAGGAGAAGAATCACTCGCAGACATCACCGAACACACCTGAGTTCCTCAGCAACGCTAAAGGCACTTATTCAAAGCGAGATCGGTGATTTCTTCGCGGGAGTTGGCTCACCAGGCGAACCAGAAACACCAGAAGCGATGCAGCGTGAGCTCATGATACGCATAGATAACACTTTTGATTTCTTCTACAGCATGCACGGAATTAAACAGAAATGAACCTCAAGCCAGCAATAACTACTCGTAGAACGTCAATTCCTGTAACCGACCGCTTCTGAGTTTTTTGGCAGGAAGCCTTCGCACATCTGTAGTAAAGAGAATTGCAGCATGATTGACGCTCATGACTTCACAAGATGGGTGCGCACACAGGACACCCGTCTGGCTCCCGTTCTTCAGGGATTATTTGATCTCTACATCCGTGGTCGTGACAACAGAGCACGCACCACAAAACCGGAGAATGCAGACACCCTTTATTTCACAGTAGACGACTGCTACCGCGTGGACTTCACACCACACGGGCTGGCGTTGCACTGCCTGACACCACACGGCGAATCACTGCTGGCGTATTACGACTCCCCGGCCTCCATATTTGCGGCAATGCTGGCGCATCGCACTGCTGGCGGGTGTGCCTCGCTGAGTGAATACTCCGCTGAATTTAACCGCCTTTCCGCCCTCTTCTCACAGGAGTGGCAGCGCGTGACGGGATACCAGCCATGAGTGCGTTTGCATGGAGCTGGAATGAACCACGGCCAGCCATTGATCCGGCCAGATTTACGGAGCGCAGGCAGGAAACTGAAACCGACCTGCAACGCGCCATCCGTTACTACCTTGAGGCAAACAAAAGGGCACAGGAAGAACAGGAAGCGAAGGAAGAAGCCTTTTTCGCACAATCCACCGTGGGTAAAAAACTCATGGCATCCCTTGAGGAAGCCGGACAGCGTGAAAAGCTGGCACAAAGCATCATCAGCAAGCGTCAGGCAACAGAACAAGACCCGGTGGCCCGTGCTTTTGCCACACTGAAGGTGCTTCCCGTTTATCTGCGTGAACCTCTGAGCCGCCACCTCTCTTTTCTGCGCAAGAAGCAGGAAGCCGATCGTCAGAAAGGCAAAAAGAGCTGGCAGGCTGAACGCTACGCGCGCGGAACCCTGCGCAAAATATTCGAACGTCTGGACCGCACCGACAGCCGCTGGCTGACACCGGGCTATCGCTCCCTTGCCGGACGCGAACGCCTGGACGATTTGCTTTACCTGCCGCAGCTCAACAAACACCAGATACAGACGCTGGCCACCATGACGGCGGCGATGTTCAGTGGCACTTTTGAAAAACTCTGCGATGGCTTTGGCGCGACCGATGGCGAGCTGACCATGGATGTAACGCTGAAGGCGTATCAGATGCTGGCCCGCATGGCGTTACACCTGCACGCTATGCCTCCACATTATGACGCTCTGACAACAGACAAAGACCGGAGGAATGAACCGGACACGGAGCTGCTGCCGGGCGCAATCCTTCGCCTGACCTGTGCGGAATGGTGGAAACGCAAACTGTGGCTGTTACGTTGCGAGTGGAGAGAAGAACAACTCCGCGCCGCCTGTCTGGTTTCCAGAAAAACATCACCCTATCTGAGCCAGGACGCGTTAAGCGAGTTTCGCGCACAGCGCGAGAAAACACGCGATTTCCTGAAAAGTTTCATGCTGGAAAACGAAGACGGGTTCACGATTGATCTCGAGACAGTGTATTACGCGGGAGTAAGTAACCCGATTCACCGTAAGGCAGAAATGATGGCCACCATGAAGGGGCTGGAACTTCTGGCCGAAGCCCGTGGCGACAGAGCGGTGTTTCTGACTGTCACCTGCCCGTCAAAATACCACGCCACAACAGAGAACGGTCATCCGAATCCCAAATGGAACGGGGCCACCATGCGCGACTCCAGCGATTACCTGGTTAACACGTTTTTTGCGGCGGTCCGCAAGAAACTGAACCGCGACGGCCTGCGCTGGTATGGCATCCGCACGGTGGAGCCTCACCATGACGGCACCGTGCACTGGCATATGATGGTCTTTGCTCATCCGGAAGAAATCGACACCATTGTGTCCCACACCCGCGATATTGCCATTCAGGAAGACCGCCACGAGCTGGGCAATGATATTACTCCGCGCTTTAAGGTGGAGTATGTCGACGGCTCAAAAGGCACGCCAACCAGCTACATCGCCACCTACATCGGAAAGAACCTGGACAGCCGCGCCGTGGATGGCATCGACCCGAAAACGGGCAAGCCACGCGTTGACCACGAAACCGGAAAATCAATGGCCGAGAGCGTGGAACGCGCCATCGGCTGGGCACGCCTTCACCGGGTCCGCCAGTTCCAGTTCTTTGGCATCCCCTCCCGTCAGGTATGGCGTGAACTCCGCCGCCTTGCCAGCCAGATGGCACGCAACCCGGAAGGCCCACAACGGCTGAAGGATGATGCAATGGATGCGGTACTCGCTGCCGCTGATGCCGGATGTTTTGCCACCTACATTGAAAAACAGGGTGGCGTACTTGTTCCGCGCAAGGACTACCTGATTCGCACAGCCTACGACCTCGCAGATGAGCTGAACGATTACGGCGAACAGAGTGTACAGATTTACGGGATCTGGTCGCCATTCATCGGGGAATCCTCCCGTGTGTGCACGCATCCGGATAACTGGAAGCTGGTAAGACGTAAACCGGAAGCGGAAGACAGCGCCCGCGAAAATGGTTTTGACCTTCAGGGCGGCCCTGCCGCCCCTTGGACTCGTGGCAATAACTGTCCCCGTGTACAGGAAACAGGCAACAACGGGACAGAACAGCCGGAAGAACGGCCAGCACCGTGGCCGCAGCTTCCTGACGGCGTTGAAGTAAATGAATGGATGCGCTCACTGAAACGGCACGAACGCCGGGCGCTGATGCGTTCGCTTCGTGACAAACAGGCAAAAAACAGCAGCGATGAAATGCAGAACTGGACACAGAGCCGCAAACAGCAGCGGCCTTTGCCTGATAACCACGAGTTACTCGCTAAAGAATGGCGGGAGTCTGCTGAATCTCTCGGCCTGCATATCGGTGAACAACAGATGCAGCACCTGTTACGGGGCGGCAGTCTGTACGTTGACGGCAGCATCATTGCACCGCAGGGATTTGAAATTGTACGCAAACCGGATACCCGCCCGGACAGCCGAATCACGCAGCTCTGGCAGCGTCTGAGCCGTAATCATGGCGTAAGCAGCACGGAGATCCGCCATAACCCGGTCGCCAGCTATCTGGCACAGCTGGGGGCATCAGACCCTGAAGCCGCCGCACGCCTGGCATCCACACTTCAGCAGGACCAGAACACCATGAAAACACCCGTTACCGTGCTTTCTGACATGCTGCGCGCCATCCGCGACGCAGAGCACGCACAGAGAATCAGTGAAACCACTGAACGCGCCAGCCGCAAAGCAGACCTGCTGCGGGGTGGCCTGACCAGTGGAAACAAAAAACAGACAGAAACGGGACTCACGAATCCCGTAAATGAGCAAAAAACGCGCAGCGATATATGAAGCGCGCACAAAACAGGCAAAAACGGGATTTCAGAATCCCGTAAACGATTAATTAATCAACATAAGGAAAACCGACATGAAAATTTACATCGACGACGGCTCCACCAACATCAAGCTGGCATGGACTGAGAACGGCGAACGCCGCAACGCCATCAGCCCGAACAGCTTCAAGTCGGAATGGTCTGCGCCGTTCGGTGGCTCGCAGCCTGCTAACTACATGCTTGATGGCGTGCGCTATGGTTTTGATCCGGTCAGCGATCGCTTTGTCCAGACGACCGACACGCAATACCAGTACAGCGATGTGAATGTCATTGCCATTCATCACGCGCTGGTCAAATCAGACATCACGCCACAGGAAGTGGATGTGGTTGTTACCCTGCCACTGAGCGAATATTTCGACACAAACGCACAGCCGGACATGGCCAACATCAACCGCAAAAAAGCGAACGTCATGCGCCCGGTGGAGTACCAGAACGGCGAAGCATTCACTATCCGTAACGTACGGGTTATGCCTGAATCCATTCCGGCTGGCTTTAAAGCACTGGCTGACATGAGTCCGTTTGAATCCCTGCTGATTGTGGATTTGGGCGGAACCACGCTGGATGTGGCAAAGGTTCAGGGGCAACTGGCAGGTATCAGCCAGGTGTTTTGCGATCCACACGTAGGCGTTTCTCTTATGGCCGATGCCGTACTGTCGGTGATGGCCACTAACGGTATGCGCACCAGTCACCACATCGCCAATACCATTATCGAACATCGCCATAATGAAGCCTGGCTGCGCCAGCACATCCACAATGACGCGCATTACGCCAGCCTGATGGCGGTTATTCGTGAAAAGGAAGAAACACTGAAACAACGCGTGATCCGCGCGCTGGCGGTTTTTTCGGGTTACGGGCGGGTGATGGTTGTCGGTGGCGGGGCGGAGATTGTGGCACCCGCTATCCGCGAAGCCTGCGGAGTTAATGCGACTTTCATCGCGGACGGGGTGCCACAGTTTGCTCTGGTTAATGGGCTGTACGCAATGGACAAGGAGTAAACCAATGACGACACCAACCAGACGGATAAGTTTCTATCTGAAGCCCGCCGCCGTCAAGAACGAAGGAGAAGCATGCGCCTGGCTGGACAGCCTTACACCAGAAGCCCGCAAAAGCGGCCAACGCGTGGCTTTTCTGGCCGGGCTGGCACTTCTGAAGACGAATCCGGCAGAGGCTTACCGACTGGCCGCATGGGCTGATGATGAGATGTTACCTGTGACACAAATCAGCTCAAAAAAGTTTGAAGCACAGTCTGCACCAGTGGCTAAGATAACCAGCCAGATGGCTGGGAATATCCGGGCGTTATTTCCTGAGTAAAAGCATCTGCGCGAAAAATGCTCACGTTTATAGAGACAGTATCATTCCATTTGGCACACTTACTTCAATAATCGATCTGTTAAACAAATAGATTGTCTATTATCTATCGATTAAAACGATCAATTATCTTGACAGTAATGTGCCTTTTTGTAAGATCGTTCGCATTGTGAGCGACAAGATAATTGCGCGGCATTGTCCATGCAAAACGCCCCAATAGCAGCAACTATTGGGGCGTAAAACTCGGTCGGACTCACTTAACCTGATATGCGTGCCTTCCGAAGTAAATCAAAATGTGCGTCGTATATTTTATTGCTTACACGCACCTCTGTAAAGGCACGCATATTTTTCCTATGAGGTAAATAAAGTGCGGGCTAAAACAGGTATTTGCAAGAACCCTCATCGTTATAATCCAACATTTCTGTCTCTCCCTGAATATCAAGGACAAGAAGGTCGGCACAAATGCGCTGCCTGTGCTTTTGAGCTAGGCATAAAAGATGCGCTTGAAGGACGCGCTATGGCTCAGAATGATTTAGTTTTAGCTAACATTCCGTTTAGCCAGGCTGGAACTGTAAGGCACAGAGATGCCTATGAAGCATATGTTCGTGGTTGGCGATTAATAAACAGCAACAATTGATACTTTTGAAGCGCCGATAAGGCGCTTTTTTTGTTTGCACGATAGTGCACAAGTTTGCACAATTTTTTTGAACGACTTTTTGTACTTCCGGCCCGCGTGGTGGCTGGATCCGTCAAGGATCCGTACGTGCACAAAAAAACGCGTTTTTTCTGCGCGCAGGTGACGGGGGAACAGCCCGCGTTTCAGGGGGTAAATAGCATCCCCTGAACGATGTCGCAGCGACACAACAGAATGGCTGTATTTCTCACGCTGAGCGTGAAAAAGACGTGAGGGCTTTTGATTTGATGGGTGGCAGATAAGGCCGTCAAAATCGCACTGAGGCGGCGAGAACATGCAGTCAACGCGGTGGGATTGCGTAAGAGTCTGACCGCCGATGATGACAATAAGCAGAAAAGCGTCGTGAAATTATCTGATTGATACAGGAGCTGGAGAGTCGGGGCATAAATTTTTTATGCCCCGGCGAAGCAGCAGACAAGCGAAGCGCGTCAGGATGTGGGCTGGGTATCTAGCAGTGCGTAAGGGTTAAAGCGGATCACCTCTTCGCCAAGCCAGTCATTGATGTGCTTCATGGCCTCCATGACGGGCATCAGCTCGTTAATTGCGTAAACCCGCGCGGCCTTCTCCACATCACCAAACGCACTTTTTTCGCCCGGCATCGCCCCCATCAGTTGCGGCGGAACGCGGTGCGCAGCCAGCACATCATCACGGGATGCCGCCTTAACATTCATGAACTCATCCTTTGCAGTGATCTGCTGGAACGGCAAAATTTGCACACCTTCTTTGCCCCCGTTGGGCGCATGGATGAGTACGTTTTTAAACGCACCACCACCACGCGCGCCCTGTAACGTTTCTTTCAGGGAGTCCATGCTTTCGCGGTTTACCTGCGCTGCACCGATGTAGATGATGCACCCGGCGTGGGATCCGTTGTCGTAGTACAGTTTTCTGAACATGTCCGCCGAATGAGAAAGGCTGGCCGAGAGTAATGCGCCAAGATATTCCGGCATGCCGTAGATTTCCTGGTTAATATCCGGATTCATCAGGTGGCACACTTTGCCAGGGCGAAACTGGAACGCGTCCTTGCCATCCTGCACATACCACCATGATTCAAGATCGCTTCCGCGTCGCATGTATTTCGCCAGGGCGTGCCGTAATTTAAGCGGTTCGCCGAGCATATTGCTTCTAAGCTCAAGGAATGCGTTACCGAACACAAACCAGTCCAGCGCCAGCGCCGAGAAATCCTGCCGGGAAAGCAGCGGGTGCGGGATGTAGCAACCGAGTAATACATTGCGCTTAAAGTAAAGCGCAGACTGATGCCAGGACGTTTGCCGGGCTGCTCTTGCCAGACCGTACCAGTCCACCGGGGTTTCATACCACCGTCCGTTATCAGCACAGTACATATTGTCCAGCAGGTCATGCCCGGTCAGGCGATAAGGACCATCAAATGTGAATGCACTGAGCGATGATTCTTTCCTGAGCGCATCAGCGAGATCAATGCGTGAACTCATGCGCACTTTTTTATTTTTTCTGCTCATCAGAACTCCATAACCGTGAAACGCTCGTTTTCTCCTTCGCCGCCAATCGGTTCGTTAATGACAGCAAGCATGGTTGCCCACGCAAGGTCGCCGTGGCTGATCCCCCTCGCGCGGTCCGTTTCGTAAGTGATAAAGCCGCCCGGTGTTTTCACCTTACGCACGGCGTTAAAGGCCGCGACCAGCTCGCGTTCGGCGCGATCGTATTCCCACCGCCCGGCACGCATTATTTGCAGCATTTTCAGTACCAGCGACCGTTTTGATGACAGCGTGAAGGTGTACGGAATAGCAGCAGGGAAAAACCGTTTCACTATCTGATAAACAGCCTCCCCGTTCCCGCCCGTCACATCAATGCCGATGTGTTCCACGTTGTAGCGATACGTGAACTCTTCAATGACTCTGGCCTGTTCTTCAAACTCCAGCCCCTGAACGCGTCGCGTCTCCACCGTTCGAAAACGGCCACCAAGAACAGCCGGAGGAACCACCACGGACACAGCGCCGCTGTCGCCGTTGCCACTACTGCCGTTTGCGTCATACCCAATCCATACCGGACGATTCCCCATCGGGCGGGGAGCAAAAGGTTTCCAGTCTTTCCAGTCGTCGTATCCGTCAACACCGCAGCCAATCAGGATATTCAGGTTAAATGCCGATTCCCCTTCGCGGACAAACTCACACATATAGAGATTGAGGAACTCGTCTTCGGTGTTTTCATCACGAATTTCGTCGATATCGGTGTGTTTCCAGCCGTGATTGACCACATCTTCCAGCGTGACAATTTGCCGCCACGTCCGGTCAGGGCAGATAAGCCCGTTATGCAGAGTTTTCCAGTCCACAGAAAAACGCTGGCGTTTATGCGTGGCCTTTTTCTCGTTCCAGCGGTCGCCGTTCCAGTAGGCGTATGCCTCGTGCGTTTCGGTGGATGGCGTGGAGAAGTAGGTGCGCCGCAGTCCGCTGAGGGTTGCCATAGCGCCAGCCACCTTGCGCAGTTCAGCAAAGCGACTGACCCAGAAAAATTCATCAAAATAAAAATTGCCCGTATAGGACTGTGCCGACGCAGCAGAAGTGCCGAGAAAATGCAGCTCTGCGCCGTTGGAGAGGATGATTTTATCGCCCCCTTTCAGCTCCACATCAACTTCAGCCGCGGCCTTCTGAATAATGCTTTTAAACTGGAACGCCTGACGACGCGACGCAGACAAAAAAATCTGGTTACGCTGGTAAGGTTGCGCCACATCGTCACGCAGCGCCATCAGCAGAGCTTCCTGTGCAAAATACCAGGTCGCCCCAATCTGTCGGGATTTCAGGATCATCCTGTTACGTATCCCGGCTTCCCTGCAAAGGGTCAGGGAGTCAAACCAGCCCCGCTGATGCCACTCCAGCCTGCTGATGATTTTTTCCCGCAGTGCGGCAATCTGTTCCGGCGTGAAATGATTTTTGAGTTTTTTCGCCCGGCCTTTCTTTCCTGTGACCGTCGCATCCGGCTGGCCATCATGCAGTTTTTTAAGCTGCCGGGTCAGCAGGTCTATTTCCTTAAAGTCACCGCCTGTTTTATTCTGTTTTTCAGTAAGCTGGATGAGGCGCGCATCGATGGACTGCGTGACACGCTGCACGGGTGGCGTTTCATCCCACTGGTCGCGTTTTTTCCACGCATAAATCGTGTTCGGGTTTATTCCCATCAGACGTGATATTTCTGCGGGCGGATAACCCTGCCAGTAAAGTTGCCGCGCACGCTGGCGCACAAAAGCGTCCTGAATCATTGCTCCCCCTGAGTAATTACAGGAAGATTACCCGCGCGCGAAACTGTTCTCCTTAACCCCCTGTTCTGGCCGTTTTCTTACAACAAAATCCCTTTGTATCAGCCTGTTACGCTTTGCCATCATGACTGAAGAACCAGTCAGAGGGGCAAAAACTATGGCTAATGAAAAAAAGACATCCCGCAAAAAGTTTCGCGTGGCTGTCTCCGGATCAACTGTTGATGGCCGTGAAATCAGTCCGGTGCATCTGCGTGAAGCCGCCGAGAACTTCAACCCGGATGTTTACGCTGCCCGCGTGAACGTTGAGCACTATCTCTCGCCATGCCCGTCAAGCGAATTTTCCGCAATGGGCGATGTCACCGCGCTGAGTACGGAAGATATTACGGAAGGCCCGCTGGCCGGACGTACTGCGCTGTATGCAGAAATCGAACCGACCGAGCGCATGAAGCAGCTTGTCGCTGACGGCAAGAAAATCTATTCCAGTATCGAACTGCACCCGCAGTTCTCCGTTAACGGGCGTGCCTATCTGGTCGGGCTGGCGATGACCGACACCCCGGCAAGCCTGGGCACTGAGCGCCTGAAATTCACGGCACAGCAGCGTCAGGCGGTGATGACGTTCAACAGTATCCAGGGTGAAGCACCGCTTATCTCCGAAGCCATCGAGTCTGAAATCATCGAAATGGCAGAACAACGCCAGGAAGAAGGCACCCAGTGGTTTAACCGCGTAATGGGGATTATTGGTCGTGGCCGCAAAGCGGATGACGCCAGTTTCTCCCGTATTCAGGAAGCGGTGGAAGGCGTTGCAACATCACAGGCCGACATTATCGACCGTTTTAATGTGCTGGAAACCCGCCATCAGCAGGACCGCCAGAAAATCACGTCACTGACCACAGAGCTGACAGCACTGAAGGAAAAACTGCGCACGCAGGACGGCGATCCGCAGAACCGCTTCACCGCAACGGGCGCAGCCTCCGACCAGCTGGCTGACTTCTGATAAGACAAAGGAGCAAATTTTTTATGAATCTGGTGATGTCAGATATTACCCGCAACAAGCTGGGGTGCTATATGGCGCAGCAGGCGTCGCTTAACAATATCCCGGTATCTGCACTGGTATCGCGATTTACCGTGGAACCCGCGGTGCAGCAGCGTTTTGAAAACGCCTCAAAGGAAAGTACCGAATTTACGAAAAGAATTAACGTGATCGGCGTGACCGACCAGAAAGGCGAAAAAATCCTCCTGGACACCACCGGGCCAATTGCGCGCACGAATAGCAGTTATGACGGCATCAAACGCCGTAACCCGAATAACGTGATCGATATGAAGTCTCGTCAGTACCAGTGCGAACAGGTGAACTACGATACCTTTATTTCGTACCCACAGCTTGATACCTGGGCGGCCCACAGCGATTTTCAGTCCCGTATCAGTACACAGATCGCCCGGCAGGTAGCGCTTGATCGCATCATGATTGGCTTTAACGGCACATCCCACGCCTACGAGTCTGATTTTCACACCAACAAGCTGCTTCAGGACGTTAACGTGGGCTGGCTGGAGCACATCAGAACCGATGCCAGCGAGCGCGTAATGAATGACGTGACGCTGACCTCCCGCAACATGGACAACACTGTGGCGCACGCGGGTAAGTATGCGAATGCCGATGCTCTGGTACAGGATGCGCGCTCATCCCTGCTGGATGAATGGCACAAGGAAGCTGACGACCTCGTGGTGATTATGGGGCGCAACCTGTTTAACTCGCTGCGTCTGCCCGTGCTGAACAGCATCAGCGGCCAGAATCCCAATGCGGAATTACTTGCCGGGCAGCTCATCCTGTCATCGCGCACCATTGGCGGGCTGGGCGTGTTCCTTGCGCCGTTCTTCCCGGATGCAACGATGCTTATCACCTCGTTCAACAACCTGTCGATTTACTGGCAGAAAGGTTCAATGCGTCGTCTGATGAAAGACGAGCCGGAATACAACCGCATCGCCACCTACCAGTCCATCAATGACGCTTATGTCGTTGAAGACTATGGCAAGTGCGCGATGGTCACTGGCCTGAAGTTCGCCGACAGCTAATCAACTCACGGCGGGCATCATGCCCGCCTGTAACGGAGAGAAAAAATGATTACTCCTGCACAACAACACTGGCAGAACGTGATGGCACAGCGCGCAGGCCGGGCGAATGAAGGTGTGGACCACGCCGCGTGTACCGCGCATGAAGAAGTGCTGTATCGTCTGCGTCTGGCACAGGCCAGGCTAAAGGCCATACAGGCCAGAAGCGCGAAAGCCGCCATCAAAAAAGAGTTGTTGCCGGACTTTTCCGGCTGGATTGAGGGAACGCTGGAGGCTGACGGCGGGCAACAGGACGAAGTAATTGCCACGCTGATGGTGTGGGCGATTGACTGCGGCGATCTTCCGCTGGCGCTGCGTATTGGTGCATATGTGGTCCGTCACAACCTCATCATGCCGGATAACTTTGGCCGTACTGCTGCCACGGTACTGACCGAAGAAATCTGCAACCCGGTACTGACGCAGGCTGGGACGGATGCCGACGCGGATTTATCCGCCTTTATCGAACCACTGGACACACTTTGGGAAATTGTCGCCAACCAGGACATTCCGGACGAAGTGCGCGCCAAATTATGCAAGGCGTGTGCCTTTGCCCGTCGTGGCCTGACCGATGCAGACAACATGGCCTCATCACTGAAGCTGCTGCGCGAAGCGATGCACCTGAACCCGAACGCAGGTGTGAAACGCGAGATTGCAACCCTTTCCCGCGCCCTGAAAAAAGCCGATTCCGCAGCCGAACCAGAAGACGCCAGCGCACAGCAGGCGCAGGACGAAAGCAGCAAAAATAAAAAGACAACGCGGAAGCCTGCAACACGAAAAACCACCGCGACGCAGAAGGCAAAGCGCGGTTAACGACTGACCCCGTCAGCGGGCGGCGTGCGCGGTGTTCCGGTTTGACTCCGTGACCGTTTACACCGCGCACCCACCGCCCGATTTTTTCAGGAGTGAACCCCATGAGTATGGTTGCCAGAACTAACCCCGGCCCCGCAGAGGACGACATCACCGATACCGATGATGGCGACACTCGCATTTCAGCGGGTGCATTCTGGCCGGATATTGTGCTGCGTGAGCTGCGTCTGGCGGTACGACTGCCGGGCCGCGTGACCACCTCCCGCCTGCTGCATACCGCCACCGGGGCCATAGCACACGTTACCCGCGAGCTGGAAGCATGGCAGCAGGAACAACAGGCGGCTGGCTATCAGACGCTGGCCGATGTTCCGGCCCCTGTAATTAACGGAGAAAGCGTCAATCTCTGGCACTGGCGCAATGCTGTTTATACCGCCACACGCGCCCTGATTCTGGAGCGTTACCGCGATGCGGACACAACGGACAAGGGCGACCGCCGGGCGGACGCACTGGATATACAGACATCGGATTTGTGGCGCGATGTGAGCTGGGCCATCTCTGACATTCTGGGACGACCGCGAATGTTTGCGGAGCTGTGCTGATGAAAGTGAAGGCACTGGAAGGCGACACCGTGGATTCGCTCTGTTTCCGGTACTACGGCACGACACGGGGCGTCACCGAAAAGGTGCTGGATGCCAACCCCGGACTCTGTCAGCAGGTATTTCTGGACGCCGGGCAGGAAGTGGAGATGCCGGAGCCGGAGAAGAAGAAACGAGAAATGATTCAGTTGTGGGGGGAGTAGCAGTGAGCACCATTCAAACAGGGATCACAGAGCAGGTTATTGCGTGGCTCTTTGACCACCTGCCAACGGTGTATGCAGTAGGCGCGGCTGTCAGCATTTCCGCGCTGATGAGTCTTTATGACGGACGAACACTGGTTCAGACCGTAACGGGATCGCTGGCGTGCGGCGTTCTTGCCATGGCCGTGGCCGGGTCGCTGCGCTTCTTCGGGATCCCTGAGGATGCAGTGACGTTTTTTGGTGCCTCAATCGGTTTTATGGGCGCAGAGAAAGCACGCGACAAGGTTATTGCAATATTTGATCGCAGGGTGAAGGAGAGGAACGAATGAGCAACACATTTAAATTCAGCAGCCGAAGCGAAAAGAATTTGCAGGGTGTAAATCCTGATCTGGTGAAAGTGACCCGACGGGCGCTGGAAATCTCGGAAGTGGATTTTGGTATCACCGAAGGATTGCGCAGTCGTTATCGTCAGAAGCAGCTCGTGACCACAGGCAAGAGCCAGACCATGAACAGTCGCCATCTCACAGGGCATGCCGTGGATGTTGTGGCTTATGTTGGCAGCCAGGTGTCATGGGAATGGCCGCTGTACGAAAAAATCGCAGCAGCATTCAGACAGGCCAGCCGGGAACTGAATATTCCGGTGGAATGGGGCGGCGACTGGAAGACCCTGAAAGACGGACCGCATTTTCAGTTACCACACGGAGCCTATCCGGCATGAAGCTCTGGCCCACGCTTGGCGTCGCTTTCCTTCTGATTGCCGCATGGGGAACATCCATGCGTCTGTCGTGGTCGCTGGGCCGGGAGAACGCCAGAAACGAAGCGCAGGCCAGCACCCTGAAAAGTACCGTCGACACACTGAATATCATCAGCGCCGGGGTACAGGATATGCAGCAGGTGCTGGCTCAACTCCGCGCGGACAATCAGCAACGCAATCAGGACGGAGAGGTAAGACGTGAACAGCTACGCAACGATATTGCAAAAGATGAATGCGCCCACGCTTTGCCTGACGCTCGTTTTACTGACAGGTTGCGCAGGCACGCAGAACGCGCCACGGCCAGCGCCGTCAGTCCGGCTTATACCGCAGACGCTGACCATGCCGGTAACGCCTCCCCCCTTCCCTGACCAACCCACATGGGGAAACCTCGGAATATGGGGCGACCGCCTTCTGGATGCACTGGAAACCTGTAACGCGGATAAACGGGCCATTGCTGAACTGGATAAGAGAATAGCCGAACTGACACACCAGACGGGAGTAACACAATGACCAGTAAGAACTTTGCACTGATTACAGCCATGACACAGGCTGAACTGACTCAAAAGGTGAATGAACATCTTGCGAAAGGGTGGCATCTTCAGGGGGAGACGCGGGTTGCCTACGAACCCGGCACCCCGTGGTATCTAATGCAGGCAATGGTGGCCGATGGCACTACAGACATCTCACCTGATTCCCCCCAGCACGGCAGCGTGCCGGAGTGGTATTACGTGGTGGTACTTGCTGGTCAATCCAATGCCATGTCATATGGTGAGGGAATGCCGCTGCCGGATTCTTACGATGCGCCCCACCCACGCATTAAGCAACTGGCCCGTCGCAACACAGTGACTCCCGGTGGTAAAGCATGCGCATTTAACGACATCATTCCGGCAGATCACTGCCTGCATGATGTTCAGGATATGAGCGCACTGAATCACCCGAATGCAGACCTGAGCAAAGGGCAGTATGGCTGTGTCGGACAGGGCTTGCATATTGCCAAACGCCTGTTGCCTTACATTCCACAGAATGCCGGGATTTTACTGGTTCCATGCTGTCGTGGTGGTTCGGCATTCACCCAGGGCGCGGAGGGGACATTCAGCGAGTCCACAGGAGCCAGTCAGGATTCGGCTCGCTGGGGTGTGGGTAAACCTTTATATCAGGACCTGATTTTGCGCACGAAGGCCGCATTGCAGAAAAACCCAAAAAACATGCTGCTGGCCGTATGCTGGATGCAGGGCGAATTTGACATGAGCGCCGCTACGTACTCACAGCAACCTCCGCTGTTTGCGGCCATGCTGAAACAGTTTCGTGCGGACATTACCGAGTTTAACACGCAGTGTCATGGAGGCAGTGCTGCAGATGTGCCGTGGATTTGTGGTGACACGACGTATTACTGGAAAAATACATACGCTACCCAGTACGACACCGTGTACGGCGGG